GGACCGCGCAGCGCGACCAGAAAGGCGCGCCACTTTCGTTCCTCTAGCTCGGTGGCAATATCCGGCACGATCAGCGATCCGGTCCAGTTCTCGCCGCCGGGAAGGCCAACGATCTTGCGCTTGCCGGTCCATGCCGATCGGTTGACGCGGCTCGGGAAATTCGGGGTCAGGCCCCTGATGACCATGGCGCTGTAGTCGGGGACGATGATCTCAATCACAGCTTGCGCCTGCTTGCCTGTCGCAGCGCCTCATTGACGCTGGCCTTGACGATGGGGTCTGATGCCTCTCGCACTATCTGGACGGAGAGCGGGCCAGCTACGGACACGATGCGGCCGTCGATATCCTCGGACAGCGAGATGCTGATGGTGCCGGAGATGGATTGCTGCCCGCCGTTCATCGCCGCGCGCGCCTGCCCGAGCGGGACGATGTTGCCGTTCTGCGCGGGCTGGAACAGCTCGACGCCGCCCGCGCCCGCCGCCTCGTTCACGCGGTAGAGCCGTCCAGCAGACACCGGGCCGCCAGACGCGCGGCCTGCGAACAGCGAGGCGAACGAGAGGATGCCGCCGAAGCCACCCCCGCCGCCTCCGCCGCCGAACAGGGACTCTGCGAGCGGGCGGATAACGGCCTGCTGGATTGCGATGCGCAGAAGGTCGGCGACGATCTGCTTGGCCACGCCGCTGAACACTTGGCCGAGCGATTTGGCATTGACGATCGCATCGACCAGCCCGTCGTTGAGCGACTGCAGGCCATCGACCGCGACGCTCTCGAACTGGTCGTTGATGTTCGCGCCGGAAATCCCAAGGTCGCGCAGGAAGCGCTGGCCTGGCGACTGGTTGGCAATGCCTGCCTCGCGGCGTGCCTGGTTCTGCAGCGCGTCGAGCACAGCAAGGCGAGCGCGGGCGATTTCCTTTGCCGTCTCGCTGCTGCCGATGGTGGCGAGCACGAGTTCCTGCTCGGCTCGTTCCTGGCTGAACTGCAGGTCGATTAGCCGCGCCTCGAGATCGGCGCGCTCTTGGCGCGTCTCGGCCAGCTGCAGCGCGGCGCGCGTCAGATCCTGCTCGTTCTGATTGCCCGCGGTTGCAAGATCGAATTGCTGACGAGCGTAATCATCCACCCGGCGGATCGCATCGGTGAGGGTCGCGCCGACATCACGCAGCTGCCGCGCTGCACCGTCAATGTCGGATTGCGTGAGGGACGATGCGGACGAAGCCGGGACTGCGCCCCGGGCCCGAGACACCCGCGCGGCAGGCGGCGCACCGGCAGGCTTTGGCGGCGCAGGCGGCTCAAATGCGGCTTCGGGAAGGGCTGCCGCGATCTTGGCTCGCTCGTCTAGGTCTTTGATGCGATTGCGAAGCGTGCGGATCGTGTCAGCACGCTCGCTCTGCCTGCGCGAGCGCTGGTCTCGGCCGCCAGTGATGAAGTCTGCCACCGGGGCGAGGATTGAGACAGCCTGTCCGGCGCGTCGGCTCAATCGCTGATCCGCCTCAAGCTTGGCCAGCTGGTTCTTGTTCGCGGTGCGCTCGCGTTCAATGTCTGCCAGCGTTGCCAGCTTTGCGTTCTTGGCCAGTAGGGCGGCCTGGTCTGCAGCAAACTTGTATGCGTTGCCAATGCCGATGATGAGGGGGTTCGCCGACTGCGCCGCGTTTCCACCCTGCGTTATTCCACTCGCGGCCTCACCGGCTCGCTGCGCAGCCGCATCAAGTCGGGCGCGCAGGTCGTCATAGGCCTGCGAAAGGCGCTCGGTCTCTGCCTGCGTCTTGGCCGCTTCCGTCGCCACATAGCCAAGGCCCACAGCAACGGCCGTGATCGCAAGCCCGACCGGTCCGCCGAATGCGCCAAGCAGAGCTGTGCCGGCACCGCCCGCTGCGATGGCCGTCCGCGTGAGGTTGGTGACAAACCCTACGCCAAGCGCGGCAGAGAGAACCGCAACCGCCGGGATCACGACGTCGAGGTTGTCGGCAAGCGCCTGGATGCCGGCGGCAAGCGCCTGGCTGGCGCCGCTGGTCTTGCTGGCCTCGCCGACATACACCGTCAGCTGGCTGTTGAGAGACTCGAAGGCCCCCGCGATCGTCAGCGTCGCTTTGCTGGCTTTGCCTTCAAGCTCCGCCGAGCCGTTGAGAATGGCCTGGAAAAATTGCTCGCTACTGACCTTGCCGTCCACCACGGCTTGGCGCAGCTTGGCGACCGATCCGCCGAACTGCTCGGTATTGGCCGCAAGCTGCAGCAGCGGGCGCAAGCCGCCTTCGTTGATCTGGTTGAACTCCTCGGCGCGCACCGTGCCGCTGGCAAGCGCCTGCGTCAGGCCGAGGATAGCCCCCTGCGCCTGCGCCGCGCTCGTGCCCGTGATCTTGAGCGATTGCGCCGTTGCCTCGGTCAGCGTGATAAGCTGGTCTTGGCTGGCACCGAGTTCCGAAGCCGCCTGCGACGAGTTGCCGAACAGCCGAGCCAGCTCCTCGATGTTGACGCCATAGCGGCCCGAGAGGTCGAGCAAGCGCTGTTGCACATTGGCGAGGTTCTCGCCCTCGAGCCCGGCGACCTTGAGGCTGTTCTGCAGCCGGGTATAGCTGTCGATCAGGCCAACTACCTGCTGCGTGCTAAACGCGGCAGCAAATGTCCCGGCGAGCCCGCGCAGGCTGCCGCCGATGGCGGTGGAGGATTTGGCGAACTGCTGCTCGAGCCGCTTCACATCGCGGTCGATGCGGTTGAACGAGTTCTCGCTGAGCGCGGTCGCGGATTTGAGCTCGGCCCGGTAGCGCCCCATCTCGGCGCGCAGCTGCAAGATGACGGGATCGATCTCGGCCATCAGTTGGGCGCTCCCAAGCCGTGCGCGGCGCTGAACCGGCGCAGTGCTTCCATCTTCTCGGGGCTAGGTCCGGTGGTGCTGGTATCGGCGTGCATGGCGTTCCATCCGGCGAGCAGTGCCGTGTATTCCCACCACGTCAGGTCCGCCGGATTTACGTGCATCGCGGCGCAGTTGGCGTAGATCACGCTGGGGTCTGAGAATCCGTCGCGGTCTCCGCCGCGCTTTCCGTTTCCGGCGTCACTTCTTTTTTTTTAGGCTGATAGCCGACCACGCGGGCGTAATGGATCGCAGCCGCCATATCCCACGCGGCCGACAGCGGCATCGGGTGCACATAGGTCTCGACAAGGCGCTTGGCGTCGAGTGGGGAGACCCTGACTGTTTCGCCATTCACGATCGCCTCGCCGCCGCCGATCAGTGCGAGCCGGATGGTCTCGTAGACCTCCTGCACCGCCGCCTCGGCCTGGTCAGGGACACCGATATGGACACCATCAGCGACCAGCGCACGGCCTGCCATGATGCTGGAATAGATCGAGAAGATGCCCTTGCGCTGGCGAGTTCCGTCCGGCCCCACCGTCCCGCACTTTTCCTGCAGTTCGATGATCTGCGGCAGTTTCAGGTCGAAGGCATAGGTGCCGTCTGCGAACTCAAGAGTGAGCGCGGTTTCCATGGATCATGCCGCCGCCCAGGCTAGGGCTCCATCGCCTTCAAGCGTCAGTTCGATAGCGGAATCGCTGTCGCGGTTGATGTTGATGTTCTTGGCATTGAGAACGGCCGCGCCCGACCACGTGCCGAGCAGGTCGCCAGCGTCGGTGCCGTCGTCATCATAGGCCTCAACCCTGTAATTCTTGAGCTTGCCGAGAAGCGCGCGGAGGTTCGTTTCCTCGGAGGCATTGGTGAGGCCCGAGGCTGTGATCGCCCAGCTCGTGCCATTGACCTTGATCTTGGTCACGCCCGGCTTGTTCGGGGTCGTGCAATCGCGCACGCGGCGAGAGGTGGTATCCACCGTCTCATTCACAGCCACATCGATGATGCCGCAAACGGCGGTGAAAACTTCCGGCGTTGCGCCGTCGCCCACCTTCAGCAGGCCAAAATCGAACTCATTGGGCAGCGACATAGCAAACTCCGCGCGGATGGTGTTGCGCGGGATGCTATGGCCTAGGTCTCGTCCTCATTACGGACGATGCGGAACCGGGAGCGGGCGCGATCGGCCTGCCAGTCGGAATGCGGGGTAGCGTCGGCTTCCAATGCGGCGCAGCGAACGTCATGCGCCAGCTCGTCGGGAACGTCGGCCGCGATTGCCTCGATGTCGTCGAGATCGAACAGGCCACGGCGGTAGAGATGGCGGATCAGGGCAAGAGCAATCTCGTCCGGCGCGTCGGGTTCATCGGGCAGCGTCTCGGTCCAAAGAATGTCGCGGCCTGCCAGATCGTCGTCAATATCGTCCGCCATCGCTGGCAGTCATATCACGATGCGATGATGCGCGCACGAAAATCCGTGACGGCGTGGAAAGCATCGGCCTCGCCACCATCGACCAGCAGGATCGAGTTGATATGCCGCAGGGTCAGATTGCCGTCCGCAAGGGTCAGTTTCGCCCGGTGCAGCGCAGCCTCGATAGCAGCCTGGATAAGCCCGGCGTTGTCCTCTGCGCTGGCCGTGATCGCGCCGGAGCCGTTGCGTGTTGCCTTGGCAAAAGCGTGCACGGTAATCCGCCCTTCACCCCCGGCAACGCAAGCGGCGTCGAGCGCGCCGAAGCTGATGGCACCCATCTTGATGAACGGCCAGGTCGGGGTATCTAGCGGCACCTGCCCATGGATCGACGTGGCAGGGACGAGCGCGGTAACGCCAGCGTCAGCTTTCAGCGCCGTCAGCACCGCTCGGCGGGACAGCCTTACCAGTCCGGTTGCCAATGCGCTTCTCCTCTATGACGTTGGCCGCGCGGGCGGCGTCTGCGTGCTCGGCGGGCATGTCGTGCTCGCCAGCCGGGTAATCCACCGTCAGCAGCGGGGTGCGATAGGTCCAGTCGCGGGTGAGGGTTACGGTCATGATTTCAGTCCTTTGCTGTGCTGCGTGAAC